ATCGGATCTCCGGGAACGCCGCTGGTCAACGGTGCGACGCAGACCGGGACGTCGCTCATCACCGATGCCTGGACGGCGAGCTACGCCATCCCCAAGGGCAAGTTTATCGGCGTGTCGGTGTCGGGGCTTCAGTACCTCTACCAGACCACGACGGCGGTCACGGCGAGCGGGGCGGGGGCGGCGACGCTGGCACTGCGTCCGATGCTTCGCGCGTCACCGGCTGACAACGCCGCGCTGATTATCAACCCCGCCACGGTCGAGGGGTTCGTAAGCCTGCCCGACGGGGCGATGAACATTAGCGTTAACCGTCTGGTCGAGGGTCTGACCTTTACGCTTGAGGAGCGGCGATAGTGGACGCCACACTCAAAACCGAGTTTCAGGCGGCGGGCCTCACGACCTTCACCGCCGTCTCTATCGCGCTATCCGGTGGGACTATCTACCTCGTTTCGGGCGGGGCTGACATCACCATCGCCGCGCAACTCTACAGCGCATATAACACGACCTACGGCGCCCTTGGTGAAGTGGACATCATCAACGACGGCATCGACGGCCAGACCACGCGGGCGACCATCACCCTGCACCCGCCGTCGTCGGCGGCAATCGCGGCACTTGCGGCGACGGCAGAGCAAGACGCACGGGTGTTCGTGTACCAGGGCGCGGTCAACACCGCGACCGGCGCCAGCATCGGCACGGTCGAAACCCTGTTCCGGGGCGAGCTGGATTATCCGTCCCTGTTTGTCGGCGACGCCGGTTACGCGCTGACCCTGGAATGCGGGACCGAAGAGGCCCGGCTTCTGGAGCGCAACGAAGAGCGCAAGCTGGTCAACACGTTTCATCAGGCGTGCTTCTCTGGCGAACTGGGGCTGGAGAAGGTGACGGCGCTGGTCCGCAAGGTCTACTGGCGAGCGACGGCCCCTACTACAGTCGTCGCCACAAGCCGTCCGCGTGGCCCCGGTGGGCGGTCCTGATGACGCCTCCTATCGTTCTGCGCAGCGAGGCCGCGCAAGCCTGCATTGACCGGTTCGGCGGCAAAGCGATGGCGTGGGGCAAGGTCGATTGCGCCAAGATCGCGGCGCATAACCTGCGTCATCTCGGCATCGCTACGTCATTGATGAAGGGCGCCGTCTATACGTCCGAGATGGGCGCGGCGAAGGAATTGCGGGCGCGAGGGTTTAACGGCCTTGGCGACGCGATGGACGCAATCGACCGGGTGTTTCGCATCCCGCCTGCGATGGCCACCACGGGCGATGTGATCGGGCTGGCCTGCGAGGGTTCGCTTTGGGACATGGCGCTGGTCGTGTCGGTGGGCAACGGGCGCGTGCTGGGGGTCGCTGACGGGATGTGCGTAGTGTTTCAGCCTGACTTAAATCATGCGTTGGCGGCGTGGAGGTGCAACCCATGCCGCAAGTGATCGCTGCGGCCATTATGACCGCTGTTGGGGTAACGGCTGGCACAACGGCAGCACTAGTCATTACGACGGCTGTTAACATCGCATTTGCTGTATCCGTCAGCGCCATTACGCAGGCCATCACAAAGCCCGACGTTGCGGCGGCAGAGGGGCGTCCTACCGAATGGGCGGCAGACCCTAACGCGGCTATTCCGTTCGTTCTGGGCCGTCGCGGCGTGTCGGGCGTCATCGTTCACCGCGACACCTACGGCGCCAACAATCGCTTTCTGGCCAACGTCACCGTCTACAGCGGCGGCGGTCCCATCAACGCTTATGGCGACTTCCTGGTGGACGGGGCGACGGTCTCATTCACCGGCGAGGCCATGAACGGCTCGCCCGCCGGTCGCCTGTATCGCCAGACCAAGTTGGGAGACCAGCCTGACACCGCGTTGACCTCGCCGACTGTCTCGCCAGCCGCATCGCTGAGTGATTGGGGAGCGTCGCATAAGCTGTCGGGCTACGCCTGTTCGATGATCACGCTGCAGCAGGACGGCGACTTCAAATACTGGCCTGCCGGCATCCCGAGGACGTTGCAGGAAATACAGGGGATCAAGTCGTGGGACCCCCGGCTGGATAGCACATGGCCGGGCGGGTCGGGCTCCTGTCGCCTCGCTACGCCGTCAACCTGGGTCTATTCGACTAACCCGATTATCAACGCTCTGAAGTGGGCGCTGGGCATCAAGCACAACGGCGTTCTGGTCGGCGGCATCGGATCTTCGGTGGACGGGATAGACGTGGCGGCGTTTATCGCGGCGGCCAACGTGGCGGACACCAATAGCTGGACGGTTTCGGCGGTCGCCTACTCTGACGCGCCGTCGGGCGACGACAAGTATCAGGTTTTTGAAGCACTGTTGCAGGCGGGCGGGGCGGTTCCCTCGCGCAAGGCTGGCAAGATCAGTTGCGTCTCTCGTGCGGCGAACCCGTCGTCGGTCGTCACCATTACGGCGGCGGATACGGCAGGGCCGTTTGACTTCCGCGCCGGCTCGCCTCGTGAAGGCCGCATCAACACCATCATTCCCCGGTGCGTTCAGGAAGCGCACGAATGGGAGATGGTCGATCTGGAGCCTGTCACCAGTGCAACATACGTCACCGAAGACGGCGGGGCGACGCGCTCGCGTGGCGTGACGTATGCCTATGTGGCCAACGCCGACCAAGCCGCTCAGCTTGCCGCCTACGACATCGCCGACAGCCGCGAGGGCATCACCGGGACCATCACGCTGAAGCCGTACCTTCGCGACTTGGAGCCGGGCGACGCCTTCACCATCAACGAAGACGGGTTTGCGCTGGCCTCTCAGAAGTGCCTAGTCCTGTCGCGGTCTTATGACCCGGCGCGGGATGTGGTGACGGTCACGTTCCGCAGCGAGACGGCTGGCAAACATGCGTGGGCGCTGGGCAAGACGGGCGTGGCGCCGTCCAGCCCGACGCTGGGAACGGTTGACCCCGCGACGGTCCCGACGCCGGATGTCGCAAACTGGTCTGTAACGACCCCGACCAATAGCTCGCCGGTTCTGCTGTTGAGCGGAGCGGTTCCCACGTCCGTAAACGTCAGCAAGGTCATAGTCGAGTACCGCGAGGACGGGTCAACGGATTGGCGGACGTTTGGCGAGCTGGGGCCGTCCACCATCGGGGCGGAACTGGCCGGGCTTACGGCGAACACTGACTATGAGATCGCGGTCTCATACCGCAACACCTTCGGCGCACTTGGTGATCGCCTTGTCCTGGCGCCGGAAACTACCGGCTACCTAGCGGGCGGGGATCTGGCCGATAGCAGCGTCGACTCCCCGTCCGTCAATACGGGCGCACTCACCCGCATCACCGCTGACCAGTCCGTGGGCACGTCCGTCACGATTATTTCGGCGGGTGGCAGTCCAAACAGAGTACTAATCAAGACGATGGATTTCACCATTGACCGCAGTGACAGCAAGATCACGGCGATGATCAACTTCAACTATGAATCCAGTAACGCCAACATTTCAAACGTCTACGTCAAGGTCGGAACGACGGCTCCAACGTGGAGCGGGTCGGTTATGACAAACGCAGATCTGAAATATCCGGTGTCCGCCTACAGTGGACCGGCGACGACGTTTATCATTCTCACCGGCCTCTCGACCGGCACAAACACGATAGAGGTCTGGGCCAATTCGACCGGCTCCGGCTCGCATAGCAACGTCGCCGTGAACCCCTACTTTCAGGTCATTGAAAACAAGAGGTCGGCGTGAAGTGGTTCCGCGTCCGCACCGACGACGGGTGCATTGTCGGCATCTGCGAGATGTCGGAACAAGACGCGGTTCGCAACCTTCCGCGCGGCCAGCTTCTGGTTCCGCACGATCCGGCGGTTCCCCTTCATCACCGCTGGCAGAACGCGGGCTGGATTGACGCCGGTTTGCCTCATGGCCCGGAGGCCGACTTCCGTTTTATGCGCCGGTCGGGCTACGACTTGGGCGCTCAGGTTGGCGCGCTGATGAAGGTCGTGGAGGCGCTTCTCACCCGCCCGGAAATAGCCGCGGCAGTGCCTGACGACGTTCGCGCGGAGTTTGACAATCTCGCCGCGCACAACGCCGCCTTAAGAGCGGCATATCCAAAGCCCCTAAATAGCGAGTGATCCGAATGCCGGTCTCGGGTGAACTGATTACGATTGGAATGGCTGCGGTCGCGGCTATTGTCTGGCTGGTCCGCCTAGAGGGCCGGGTGAACACGTCGGAAAAGGTCGCCGCCGCGATGGAGCGCGATCTGGCGGCCGCCAACCTGCGCGCGGATGCCGAGGCAAAGGCGCACCGGGGCACGGCAGACGCGCTGATCCGGGTTGAGGAGCAACTCAAATACGTTCGCGAGCTGCTGGAACGCCACTTCGTCATCGAGGAGCCTAACACTCGCCGTCGTCGCACTGGTGGCACGGCGCCGTGAGTGGGGTTGACGACACGCCCGCCGAAGTCAGCTTTAAGTGGCGGC